TCCTGTTCCGCTAGTAGAACGACCAACAATTCTAGAAGTAGGAATATGAGCTATTTTATCAAAATTTACGGCATCATCAGCAATTTTGGCTGTGCTTACAACCCCATTATCAATAGTAAAAGTATCGCCACTATTGCTGACAGTTATATCTCCTTTGTCTCCATCTGATATACCACCACCTGATATTTCAGCTACATTTCCATTATCTTTTTTGGTAAAAATCTTACCAGAATCAGTTCGTATAGCTAATTCACCAACTACTAAATCACTAGCACTTGGATCGCTGCCAGAACCTCTTTTTAATTTAACAACATTGGACATTGGCTCACCCTCCTAGTAATTAGTTATTAGTATGTTCCTCCATCTATATCAAAGCCTGATACACTTCCATTTTCAAGAAAAGTAACAAGGTCGGACAAAGCAACTTGAACCATTGTGCCAGCATCATTTATAACCATACGATCTGCTGTGGCAAGAGTTGTTGATGTTGCGGAAGTATTGCCATCACAAACTGTGTTCAATTCCGTAGTCGTTACCACCGCCCCGTCTAAAATTTGAACTTCAGCAGCAGATAAATCAGCTAAAGAGTTAGCTGTTGTCTGACCCATAGTCGCCAACTCAGTTAACTTATCTGAGTGTGGCTCTACGTTTGTGCCGATCACTAGCCCTAATGATGTTCTTGCAGCAGAGGCACTCGTAGCTCCTGTTCCACCGTCTGATATGGCTAGAGTACCTGTTATAGAACTGGCATCTAATTTTACTGCTATTTCAGTAGATTCAATAACAAGACCACCGTTAGCTTTTAGATCTACTGATATTGTATTCCCTGATTTATCCATTCCATCGCCAACTATTATTTGACCAGCACCAGAGAATTGGGCAATAGTAAGGTTATTTGTACCAACAACAGCAGATCCTTTGTTAGACGTACAAACAAATCCATTGTCAGCATTAACAGTTCCCTGCTCAACAAAGGTAAAGAATCCAGCAGCATCAGCACCAGCAGCTAAATCTGCTGCTCTAGCAGGTGACGATCCAACGACATAAATACCGTTTTGTGATGCAGTAGATTGATCTTTGACTAATACTCTATTTCCGTCAGCAAGTGTAACTCCGTCAAGAGTATCGCCATTATTAAGAGCAGTTGATATTGTAATGTTTGCAGTAGTACAAGCAACACAAGAATCTTTTACATCTAATCCTTGAGAAGTGGCCTCTACAAAACCTTTAGTAGCAGCATCTTGTGTATTTACTGGATCGGCTACGTTTGTTATTGTTTGGCTATTTAATGAAACTGAACCTGTTGGTACAGCCATTTGGTCAAGTCTATTGACTCTTACACCTGTATCAAAATCGGAAATCTTTGTGTGAGCTAAAGAAGGAATATCAGCAGCTACTAAAGCTCTAAACGTAGGAGCAGCAGAACTTCCAGAAGCAGCACCAGCTAGTACATGATTTGTTGTTCTTACTGTATCTTTATCAAAGAAAGCACCCTTACCAAAAGCTTTATTTATTGTCGTAGCTGAACCGCCAGCACCTCCTGTACCAATACCTATATAACCAATTTCATTGCCTTCTGCAAAAGCTAACTCAGCATTTGAAAGAGTTGTTGGTGCTGAAGATCCTGTAGATCTTTTTATTCGTACTGTGTTAGCCATTTTTAGAAGTTTCCTCCGTCTACGAGTGTAAGTTTGGTTGTGGTAGCATCTGCCTTAAATGTAGCAGAACTTTGGTCATAGTAAATGACAGAACCATCTGCTTTGCTGGTGTCTTCTAATTGAAAACCAACTGGTCCTTGGGGGCCTTGGGTGGCAACAGTAACAACGGTAGTATCACCTTCATTTACTGTAACAGTATTTTTGGTGGTAGTAATGTTAACTGAAGTCATGCTGTGTAACCTTCACTTACGGTTATATTACCTTCTAAATAATACTCTTTTAAACCGCTAGGGTTAGTTAGTAAAACATCATAATATAAAGTTGATGGACTAAAACTTTCAGTCTGAACATCTGTAAGAGCTATATCAACTGTTCCAGTTGATCTATTTGTATAAGTAACTCCAAAATCTGCAAATTTTATTTTTCTATCTTTATCCCATGTTTGAGCAGCAACAGTATATCCAGTTAAATTTATTGCATTATTATCCGAATCCTTAAAAACAAGCTGAATACTATGATCTGCCCTTCTCTGAACAGTCATATTATAAGTTGCTGGTTCTATTGCCATTAGAAAGCAACACCTGTGGCTTGTACTGGAGTGTTAATTAAATCTATTTCTGCTTTTAATCTAGCTTCAAGAGCAGTAACAGCATCCGTTCCAAGTGCATCTTTTACCCAAGTTATCATGGTTGCTTGATCTGGAGTTTTTGCAGAAGTGTCATAAGAAACAAAACCAGATGGTAATGGATCAGGCTTGGTATAAGCTACTTCTCCTGTATATCTTGCTTTTTCTGTAGTGTCATCCATTCCTTTTACACGATAGACGACATTAGTATAGTAACCATCAGCAACATCTCTCTTACAAGCTGTTCCGTTAATTTCCCATGTGTAAGTAATTGCCATTGTTTTAACTTGAGTATGGTGATGTTCCTAGTATATCAGTTTTCCATTGTGCTTTAAGTGCTGCTTCATCAGAAGCTGCTGCAATACCAGAATCAGCAGGTGCATCTCTTAATGCGTTTTTCTTAGCAACGATAGCCGAAGTATCTGCTGAAGTTTCCTGTGCTTTTTGAAATTCAACATCTAAAGCAGAAAGTAATGGAGTTCTTGCTTCTCTTATGTTACTTTTATGAATTTCTCTGGCTTTTGCCATGTCAGTTCCAAATCCCATTGTTTACTCCGAATAAGTCCAAGCATCTCTAAAACTCCTATCTGTAGGAATTGCAGATTTACTAACAGTATAAACTGTCTTACCATTAGGGCAATCTTTTGATTTTATTTGATCTAAAGTTAAATCTGTATTATCTGCTGGAATAACAATAGATATTCCGCCCTCATCATTTTCATAAATAAACCTGTAATCAGAATTTGCCATAAGTTTTTTCTTTTAGTATATCAAAAAATTATGAATCTCCAAAAATAGCAATAGAAGTAAAACTTCTATCAGCTATGTCTATATTAGAGCTACCGGAAGTATGATAGCCAGTTTTTACTCGAACACTTGTAGTTAAATACTGTGAATCATGTTGCAGTGGAAAACAAAAACATGGATTTGAATTATCTTCATCTCCTTGAGCAGCAGAACCACTGAAAGCATAATCATTATTAGGTAAAGCATTTGCAAAATTTACTTGCCATTTTCCACTTGCTACATCTGTTAAAGATGAAACATTAAAGCTGTCTCTTATTGCACTGCCAGCAGCAGATTGTCCGTTCCAGTTGCACCAAGCTTTTGCTCTTCCTTGCTCAATCTGCTCTGGGGTTGAACCTGAACCACCGCTTGTATTTTGAATTGTACCGACTTTAAGTGTTGACATAATTAAGAAATAACTATACAGGCAGTTTCAGAAAAATCAGCAGAATTACTTGTCCTAGTTTGTCTAGTTACTAAAGTAAAACTTCCTGTGGCTATGTTGTGGCCTCCACTAAATGAAAAATCATTTCCAATATTAGCTTTTGAATAAACTTGGTAATCGTCATTTGCCATTGAATTAGAAAAATTTATTGTAAAGTTCCCTGTTCCGTTATCGCCTATAGATGAAATATTGTAACTTGCTCTAATTGCGTTAGAACTTTGGGCATCAAAATTCACAAATGCTCTTACACACAGCTTTGCTTTTTCGACTCCAGAACTATTTTGAATAACAGGTGGTTCAGAATTAGAACTTTTTATTGTACCGACTTGTAATGTACTCATGGTTTTGGATTTGCGTCTTTAACGGATTTTATGTGGGTTGCCCACGTTCCAGTTGTATCTAGTTTACCAGCGAGCATATCGTCATACAACATACCAAGCTGATCTCCGAAAGAAGAATATTTTGTAGTCCCAGCTACTCTGTCATATCGGTATTGTAATTTGTTTAGTTCAACCCTTGCTGCATCAATTTTAGATTGATCTAAAGTTATTTGATTTCCGTTTTTGTCGAAAGCACCAGTAGCATCATGTATCTCACAAGCATCTGGGTATGCTTTTAATATTGCAAGATGATCGTAATAAGCCATTAACCTGTTACCTCCATAACTAAAAGAGTAGTAACACCAGTGCAAATTTGTGTTTGGTCTGGGTCATTAGCACCCGGAAAATTAATATAAATATTTTCAGTTTGGGGAGAAGTATGCCCTGCTCTTAATGAATATGTCACTTGACTTGTTGTTGAGGGAGAATCTAAAAAAGTACAACTACAAGAACTCATTAAAAAACTTTGATCTGTTAAAAGGTGTGTGCTTACTCTTTGACGATTTCCTCTTGCATCTCCCATTCCTATTTGTGTACTTCCCCTGAAAAATTTAAGGAATAATCCTGTATCATTTAGTTGCCCTGATAAATCGCCAATTAAAAGAATTTTACTACTTGAAGAAGAAGGCGTAATATCTACTGAAACCAAAGCACTACTCGCACCTCCAGCACTGACATTTACAGTAGATGTGTCTGTTTTTATATCTTGTTTTACCTGTATAATTCCACCACTAAAGCCAGAGGCTAAACCCCCTGTTGGAACTATACTGTCAACTTTTAATTGGCTCATAATTTATACAACAGTCCAAGTCTCACCAGATCCAATAGTGACTGTTACTCCTGATTGTATAGTAATTGGACCAAAGCTGCCAGCATTTTTACCATTT